CCACTGTGGTTTCAAAAAATATGAAACTCATGGTGGACGGTAAAGAGGTGTGCCACTTCTGTGGTAATCCGATCACGCAGCCGAAGACTGGCAGACCGAGAAGGTTCTGCTGTGAAAAATGCAGGAGGGAATGGTGGAAAGCACATCCCGAAGCAGTACAGAAAAGTGAAAAGGCTTTCTACACGCTTGTATGTGAGCAGTGCGGGAAGTCTTTCATTTCCTATGGAAACAAGAACAGAAAATACTGCGGCCGTGAATGTTATTTCCGGCACAGATTTTTAGCAGAGGAGGATAGGGAAGATGAAGTTTCAGAGTTATAAAATAGCAGACCTTATCCCGGCTTCCTATAATCCGAGGAAGAAGTTAAAACCGGGCGATAAGGAATATGAAAAAATCAAGAACTCCATTAAAGAGTTCGGATATGTCGAGCCGATCATCATCAACTCAGACATGACCATTATCGGAGGACACCAGAGAGCAACGGTCCTTGCAGATCTCGGATACACGGAAGTGGAATGTATCGTGGTCGATATCGACAAGACAAAGGAGAAGGCACTTAATGTTGCCCTTAATAAAATTACGGGCGAATGGAATAAGGAACTCCTGGCTGACCTTATCAAAGACCTTGAGGATTCAGATCTTGATGTCGGCATCACGGGCTTTGAACCACCGGAGATCGAACAGCTTTTTAATTCCGTGCATGATAAGAAGATCACGGAGGATGACTTTGATGTGGAAGCGGAGCTTGCAAAGCCGACCGTGGCAAAGACAGGAGATGTATGGCTGCTTGGAAAGCACCGTGTCATATGCGGTGATTCCATTCTGCCGGAGACTTACGATAAGCTGATGGATGGGCAAAAAGCAAATCTTGTCCTGACTGATCCACCATACAATGTAAATGTTGAAGAGACGGCCGGCAAGATCAAAAACGACAACATGCCGGATGAGGATTTCTATAAGTTCCTGTTTGCTGCATTTGTAAATATGGAGCAGTCAATGGAACAGGATGCTTCCATTTATGTATTCCATGCGGATACGGAAGGACTGAATTTCAGAAAGGCATTCAAGGATGCCGGATTTTATCTTTCCGGGTGCTGCATCTGGAAGAAGAACGCACTGGTTCTTGGAAGAAGTCCGTATCAGTGGCAGCATGAGCCGTGCCTGTTCGGATGGAAGAAGGGCGGGAAGCACCAGTGGTATTCCGACAGGAAGCAGACCACCATCTGGGAATATGACCGTCCGAAGGCGAGCAAGGACCATCCGACCATGAAGCCAGTGGCACTTATGGCATACCCGATCCAGAACTCCTGCATGAGCAACTGTATCGTGCTTGATCCGTTCCTTGGTTCCGGCTCTACGCTGATCGCCTGTGAGCAGACACACCGTATCTGCTACGGCATCGAACTGGATGAGAAGTTTGTGGATGTGATTGTAAACCGCTACATTGAACAGTGCGGTTCGGATGCGGATGTATTTGTCATCCGTGACGATATGAAAATTTCATATCAGCAATTATGCAGGGGAGGGCAGTATAATGAAACAGATGACCTTCCTTGATCTATGTTCCGGCATCGGCGGCTTCAGGCTCGGTCTTGAAACTGCCGGCCATAAATGCATCGGGTACTGTGAATATGATAAATTTGCAAGAGCCTCATATGAGGCAATGTATGATACGGAAGGAGAGTGGAAAGCTCATGATGTCACAAAACTCAAACCCGGAGATGTCCCCTATGCAGACATCTGGTGCTTCGGATTCCCATGCCAGGACATCTCCGTTGCCGGAAAGCAGCGGGGATTGGTCGGAAAAAGAAGTGGAATATATTACAACATTATTGACCTCCTCAAAGGCAAAGAGGAAAGTGCTAAACCCTCATACCTACTTGTTGAGAACGTTAAGAACCTGTTATCGATCAATGCAGGATTCGACTTTGCCTCAGTTCTGTCTGAAATGGACGAAGCAGGGTATGACTGTCGGTGGCAGGTGCTTAACTCCAAAAACTTCGGAGTCCCGCAGAACCGTGAGCGTGTGTTCATTATCGCAAATCTTAGAAGCAGAGGTAGACGAGAAATATTACCTCTCACCGGAGAAAACGCAGCAGCTCTTAACCAGCTTATAGGCGGTATGCAGGGCTACCGTGTTTATGGGACGGATGGCATTTCCGCAACCCTTGTGGGGAATGCGGGCGGTGTCGGGGCCAAGACAGGGCTTTACTTCATTGACCAGAGCAACCATGATCCGAAGATCACGGATACGGCAAGATGCCTGACAGCGAGGTACACAGCCGGGATGACCAACCATACCGCCATGAACTCAGCCGTGCTGGAAGTCCACCCGGTGCTTACACCGGAGCGGATGGAGAAAAGGCAGAACGGAAGACGGATGAAAGAGGACGGAGAGCCGATGTTCACCCTGACCTCACAGGACAGGCACGGTGTGTATGTCTGTGAAAAGGTGGATTCCGTCAAAGTGAAAAATGCCACGAAGGCAGGATATGAAGTGGCACGAGAAGGGGACGGTATCAATCTTGTCTACCCGGACAGTGAGACAAGAAGGGGACGGGTCGGAAAAGGATGCTCCCAGACACTGGACTGTTCCGGGCAGATGGGAACGCTCATGAGGGGCGGTCGCATCAGACGGCTGACTCCGAGGGAGTGCTTCCGCTTACAGGGATTTTCTGATGAGCTTTTTGACCGTGCCTCTGCCGTCAACTCCGATGCACAGCTTTATAAACAGGCCGGAAATGCAGTCACCGCAACGGTTGCTTATGCGGTTGCGATGTCACTTCCGGAGTCCAGGAGCTGACATTACATTTTCTTTTGGAAAGTACCATTATCTGCTTGACTATATGGGCATTCAGAGTGATATATGGTACTACCAAAAGGAAAGGAGACCAGCAGAATGGAAATTATTACAAACGCTGAGAACAGGAAAGAATTAGTAAAAGCCTTATCCGGACATTTCGGACAGAGGTCAGAATACCTTGGACCGCCATCCTTTGCATACCGCATCGGAAGCATCACGGTGGACAGGGACGCAAAGGTCATACTTGAAGATGACAGCATGGAAGACGAGGTGAGAAGGGTGCTTTTCCAGAATGACGTGGCAGAAGAGCCACAGGAAACACAGACGGAAGAACCGGAAGCAGAGATCAAAATACCGATCGGCAGAATGACACCACAGGGCATCATCAACCTGATAAACATGATGCATTCCAAACAGTACCTTATCAACAGGTCAGTCGGAAGGGAGTGCATTTCCATAGCAGACAGCCTTATAAATGCCCTGGCCGAAAGAACCTTCGAAGATACGGAGACGGCAGCAGGGTTCATTACGGAACAGGGCGGATGCAGCGGTGTTACCTTTGCAGACGGGAACATTGAGTTCACGGGATTTCCGCATACCGATGACGTGATGGAATACTGCAGACTTGCATCGGCAATGGTAAAGAAAGCATCGGAACAGAAACGTGTGAATCCGAAACAGACCATTGAAGAGAATGAAAAATATTACATGAGGGCATGGCTGGTATCCATCGGATTTGGCGGGAGCGAAGGAAAGGAAACAAGGTCCTTCTTCCTTAAGGGGCTGAAAGGCCATACGGCATTCCGGACTCCGGAAGATGCGGAAAAGTGGAAAGCCAACCGCAGGGCAGAAAGGGGGGCAACGGTATGTTCGGAGTAAGCAGACAGACACTTGAGAGACTGAGGAAGGAATATCCTGCGGGAACCAGGGTGGAGCTTATCCGCCTTGATGATCCCTACCGGATGATTCCGTCAGGAACAACAGGAACCGTGGAATATGTGGATGACGCAGGACAACTCCACACGGTATGGGACGGGCACGGATCGCTGGCGATGATCTACGGAGTGGATGAATGGCGTAAAATACAGTCATAATATACACAGTTTTCCCTTGAAATCTTTGTGTAGTTTATGGCTCACATATAACTGGATATATGTGTGTTTTAGAGCGAATATGTACCTACCGAAAGGGAAGAAAACAAACGGAGGTACAAGCCATGAACGAAAGGATTACAAAGCAGATCGAGGAAATGAAGAAACAGACCATCGGGGTTGAGGTTGAGATGAATAACATCCGAAGGGATAAGGCTGCAGAACTTGCAGCGGAATTCTTCGGAACAGGAAGATTTGAAAACACGGCTTCCAGAAACGGATATTATACATGGTCCGCATGGGATGCAAGCGGAAGGGAATGGAAATTCCAGAAGGACGTCAGCATTGCGGGACCGGATGATAAAAAATGCGAGCTGGTCACACCGATCCTTCACTACGAAGACATCGAACTTCTTCAGGAACTGATAAGAAAGCTCAGACATGCGGGAGCCAAGAGTGATGCAACAATGGGATGCGGAGTCCACATCCACATCGGAGCAAATGGACACACACCGCAGACTTTACGAAATCTTGCAAACATCATGGCGGGACACGAGAACCTTTTAGCAGATGCCTTAAACCTCGACAGCTGGCGGATGAACCGCTACTGCAAAACGGTAGACCCAAGATTCCTTAAGGAACTCAATAAAAAGAAACCAAAAACGATGGCAGCCCTTGCAGACATCTGGTACACGG